CAGAGTTTTTGACATCGCCGACGATCTCTCCATCGATTCTAGGCAAAATTTTACGTTAAGACACTTTAAAGAACGTATAAATATATATGAGGAACAGAGGTTTAATTATAAAGTAGACAGGATAAAACTATGAGAGACTCAATAAGGGTATTTAAGCTATCTAACGGCGAAAGTATTATTGGCTCAACGTTGAATAATAATGAGTTATTTGAATTTAATAAATCTATTCAAGTCAGTTACCCCCTAAAAATGGTGATAGTACGTCAACCATCAAGAAGAGGAGCCTCAGAATCTTTGAGCTTATCTCCTTGGGTTCACCCTATGACAGAAGAAGAGTATATTGACATTAATGCAAATAATGTAATTATGTCAGCTCCAGCATCATCTGGGTTAATAGGTTATTATATGCATTGTATAAATCAATTTGATTTTAAAGAAGAACCTTATCTAGATATGGACGAACCTTCGGATAGAGATTTAGATTCTATTGAATTTGAAGAAGAGGTGGAAGCTATAGAAGAAGCATTAGATGAACTAACTGATCCTAATAGGTCTGATACAATACACTAAGCTTTAATCTATACTCTATAGTTTATCATCAACCGACTACAAGCGTAGTATATACAGATTTTGCTACAGAGTCAATACTCTTTTTAAATTAAAATAGTAATGTATTTGTATCTCAAAAGGTATTGACTTTCTGGCCTTTTTAGTCTATAGTTAATTATATTAAAAATATACAGGAGTTATTATGGCCAAAAAGAAATCCCAACACTATGTTGATAACAAACAATTTTTAGCAGCAATGGTAGAATGGCGAGAAAAGTGTCTAGAGAACGCCGCCGTCGATGAAGAAAATCCACCACTAACTAATTATATTGGTGAGTGTTTTCTAAAGATTGCCACCCATTTATCTTACCGCCCTAATTTTATTAATTATTCATATAGAGATGAAATGATTTCTGATGGTATTCAAAACTGTTTGCAATACGCATATAATTTTAATCCAGAGAAATCTCAAAATCCTTTTGCATATTTTACTCAAATAATTTACTATGCGTTTTTACGTAGGATCATGGCTGAGAAGAAACAGGTACATATCAAAAATCAATCTATACAGAAACAACATTATGAGGCATACACTACTATGCCTGGAGATACAACTGTTTATAATATGGATGAGACTTTGATGAATAATATGCTTCCTGATGAAGATGTTTATAAACCTAAGAAAAAGGAAATTGTTAAGGCCAAAGGCCTTGAAGTTTTCATGGAGAAGGAAGATTGAAAATTGCACTTATAACGGATACGCATTTTGGTGCTAGAAATGATAATTCAAATTTTAATGAGTATTTTTTTGAGTTTTACGAAAATCAATTTTTTCCGTATCTAAAGGAGCATAATATAACTGATGTAGTCCATCTAGGAGATGTGATGGACAGAAGGAAATATGTTAGCTATCGTATTGCAAAAGATTTTCGTGAACGATTTGTTGACAAATTTGCAAATATTAATTTACACATGTTAGTTGGGAACCACGACACCTTTTATAAGAACACTAACGCTGTAAACTCACTACATGAACTCGTAGACGGCCGTTATGACAATATATCGGTATATGAGGAAACAACAGAAGTTGAGTTTGATGGGTGTAAAATTCTGTTTGTTCCTTGGATTAATGCAGATAATATGAATCATACCATGAAAATGTTAAAACAATCTGATGCCCAGATTGTTATGGGTCACTTAGAATTAAATGGTTTTGAGATGCAAAAGGGTATGATCATGGATCATGGCTGGGACAAACAAGAGTTCAATAGATTCGATATGGTGATGAGTGGTCACTACCATCACAAATCAGATGATGGCCAAATATATTATCTTGGCACACCATATGAAATCTATTGGAACGATTGGAATGACCCCAAGGGATTTCATGTGTTCGATACAGAGAAGAGAGAGTTAGAACGAATTGTAAACCCGCTTAGTATTTTCTCTAAGATTTATTATGATGACAGTCAAGAAATTAATTATGATATGTCCTCATATAAAAATAAATATGTGAAGTTGGTTGTAGTGAATAAGAAAGACCTTTATGGGTTCGACAAATTTGTTGACAAATTGCTGCAAGCTGATTGTTATGAAGTCAAAATTATTGAAGACTTTTCAGAACTTGATGCAAGTAATGTATCAGATGATATTGTAAATAATACAGAAGACACGATGACGCTTCTGGAACGATACATTGATGATCTAGATGTTACCCTAAGTAAAGATAGGCTCAAAAATACAATGAGAACTTTATATACTGAAGCACAGGATTTAGAAATTTGACAACTATTAGAGAGGGTCAATCTGGTGATTTTCCTTATATAGATTCTTTGAGAAAAAAAGAGGGTTCTGCTCTAGGGTTTCTTCCAAAAGATGCATATACTAGTGTCCTAGAAAAAAGAAGGGTTGCAGATCGAAATCGTTGGAGATATCAAAAGATTTGGGTTACTGAAGATAACGGTGATTTAACAGGATTTTGTTATGCATCCTTTCATAAAAATCCAGCAACTATTATACAAATAGTTGTGCAAGAAGATGCTAGACGTTGGCAGAGAGCAATAATGTTAGAAAGTGAAGTAGAAAAAGAAACTAAAGAAAGACAATTATGGTCTATAAAATGTAGAGTAGCATATGACCTAGAATCTAATTGGTATTGGAAAGCAATAGGTTATATACCTGTAGAAAATACAATATCTACATGGTTAAATCAAAAAGAGAGTAAAAGTAAACGTCCAATTATAGTCTATGAAAAAATGTTAAATTTTGATGGATGTGGGCTTGAACCATTTTTTAAAGAGACACAGGATTTAGAAATTTGATAATATTTAAGAAGGTGAAATGGAAGAACTTTTTATCAACAGGCAACAATTTCACAGAAATTGATCTTAACAAAGACTCTACTACTCTTATTATTGGTGATAATGGTGCTGGTAAGTCTACAATTTTAGATGCATTGTGCTTTGGTTTGTTTGGTAAGGCGTTTCGTAGTATCAACAAAAATCAGTTGGTTAATACTGTCAATGGCAGTGCAGCTGTAGTTGAGGTAGAGTTTTCTATTGGATCAAAACAAGTTAGAGTTGTTCGTGGCATTAAACCAAATGTGTTTGAAATTTACATCAATGATAAGATGTATAATCAAGATGCAAATGCTAGAGATTACCAGAAATATCTAGAACAACAAATACTCAAACTAAATTATCGTAGTTTTACTCAGGTTGTTATTCTAGGATCATCTACGTTTATACCCTTCATGCAATTAAAGGCTCGTCATCGCCGTGAGGTTGTTGAGGAAATTCTTGATATTCAAATTTTCTCTCTAATGAACATGTTGTTAAAACAAAAATTAAAATCTATTGATGATGATTTTACTAAAGTAGATTTTGATTATCGTTTAGCAGAAAGTGAAGTTCGACTAAAAGAAAAATATGTAGAAGACCTTGAAGAAAATAAACGAAAGCTTCTAGTTGAAAAAAGAAATCTTATTGTTGGTAATGAGGAAGAAGTTTTCAAGAAGCATAGACGTATTAATGATCTTCAAGATGATGTTATCATTATGCATAAGAAGATTGAAAATTCTACCAAGGTTGAAGATAAGTATACTAAGCTTAAAGACTTACATTCTCAATTAAAAGAGAAACATAGATCACACACTCGACTGATTAAATTTTTTGAAAAGAATGAAGACTGCCCAACATGTCAGCAACATATTGATGAAGTTTTCAAAGAAGGAATGATAACCACTGAAAATTCTAAATCAAATAAATTATCTTCTGGTATCAAAGAACTTATTGATGAGATTAGTGCAACTGAATCAAAAATTAATATTATTAACGATGTAAATAAAAATATACAAACAAATAATGTTGAGGTAGCTAAGGAAAATAGTTCTATTGGTGAGTTGGAAAAGTTTAATGCGAAGTTACATGCTGAAGTTGATCATTTAGAAAATGGTAACATAGAAGAAAGTGATCACAATGAAATTAAGCGTCTACAAGAATCTTTAAGTGCCCTTGTAAAAATTAAATCAAATCTACGAGAAGATAAGACTTATGCAGAAGCATCCAGAAGTATGCTTACTGATACAGGTATCAAGACCAAGATCATCAAGCAGTACCTTCCTATCATGAACAAGCTGATTAATACCTATCTAACGTCTATGGAGTTTTATGTTAACTTTACTCTGGATGAAAATTTTGAGGAAACAATCAAGTCACGATACC